GTGGTATTGTGCTTATAGTATTCATCGAGGTCACGCTTGTAACTGTCGAAGATGAGATATAAACGCCACATCATGTTGATGATAATTGTGAGGTAATCGCCACTTGCGAGCCCTCGAGGCACTGAATAGACTGCTCCATTCACGCTCACAACCTTATCTATGCTATTGATTCGCATAGTCTGGAATAGGTTGTCTTCTTCCGGAGTTAAATGGAACTTGGTACGAATCTCATCGTAAACAAGGTGCATAAACTCTGCTGATACGGAAGCGTCCTGCCCTGATGTATCAGTGCAGTACTTAAAGAGGCGCTCATCAAGCTTCCTCTTATAATGGGCCATTGCCCCGCCTTGCATACTGTCCCCGACAGCACTAACTGACCCTGAGGTACAGAAAGTATTCAAATGCAATTGACGGACGAGGTCGCCCAAAACGATAACAGCCAGATAAGTGTGCTCAACGGGGTAACTCATAAAAAGACGTGGAGTCTTAATGACGTTATTCTCGTAGGCACGCATCTCATCTTTTTGTGATGCTGTAATTAGGCATTGATGCGGTGTTTCATAACATAGGTCGACATATTCATCGAGGTATGTGCGCATTTGCGGATCGTTTCGGGATGTTATCCCTTTTTCTCGGGCCCCAAAGCCGACACTTGAGAGTTTGTTCAGATTTTGGAATGCATCCTCACGTGAAACGAAGTCTGTAAACTTGATAGGATCAAGGAAGTGTTTTATGGCTCGCATTGCAGCGTCACCATTCAGGGGTAGGTCTGTCTTGTCGAATTTTCCAAGACGGTCAAGAAGCTCATCCAGGTTGCCAAGCCTAGCCAAGGCATAGTCGTTTGATAATTGTGAATGCCAAACGTCTAGCGTCGGAGGTGGCCCAAATTCGAAGTCGCGGGTATATTGCGACCTCTTGGATAGTTTTTTAGTCATTAGATTACCCAGGAAACTCAAATGCTCGAATTCGCGAAAACGAGACATCGGCCTTAGGTTTAATGACGGAAAACGTGGATGAGCTAATTCTGAAAAACCGAAATTTCAGAAATGATCTGAGGAGTGATAGGTATTGCCAAGCAAAGCTGATCACCCTGAGTGGACTTCCCAACGTGGAAGCCGATAACGTTGTTATCTTTGTCTACGACGGGAGACATACACTCACCTCTTGCCCCCATGGATGTGTACATGAGGAATCCATCTCTGGACTCTATCTTTGCAAGAGGTTCAGTTCCACCAAGAACGACATGTGTGCCGAAAGTGGTTGAGGGGGACACCTTGAAGGTCGTCTTCGTAGTGCCCGCTCTATGATCCCTGATTCTGAGTAGGATCAATGAATCTGGCGCGTTAACCGCGCGCCAAATCTTTTCAGTCTTAATAACAGGTGATGTCACCATCTTACTGTTACTCTCCCTGAATTTGATGTGGGTTACGGTACCCACCTGGGTCTCATAGTGCCCTTGCACTAGAACCAGATCTGAAGCAACGAAATATGCATAGGCAATATCGTTGAGATTATTGCAGGCCCTTCCAAGAAGCTTGTCATACTTGGAATTTGGTAGGCGTGCATGCTTATCAAAGCGAATCTTGAGGGGATTCAGATCTTCCTTGGTGAGATGTTCGAACTCACCAGCTTTGAGGACTTTTGGGGCAAAACGCCAGCCAGAATTTTTCTCCCAGGACTCATCAGACCAATCATCTTCTTCATGACGTCTCTTGAAATCCTGAGTTTCATCCTCATCTCCCCAGCGAGCTTCGCGGGGGTCCATCCAGCGGGATTCTTTCTCCTCCTGGAATCTTCTTTCCTCTTCCCAGAGCTCGAACTTACGACGTTCCAGCTCTTCTTGATCGCGGATATCTTTCTCGCGACGATCCTCCTCTTGTCTCTCCTTATCTTGAACTTTGTCATAGAATTCTGCCCAGTACTGTCTAGCACGGACCTTTCCATGAGGTTCATAAGGCTCAAACTTGCGAGTGGTCTTGGGGGCAGCCTTTGCTTGCCAGCCGAGGAATTCTCCACGTTTGGGTGGAGATGCGATGACAACACCAGGTCTCTTGACCTCAACAACCTTCTTAGGTTGGGCTTTGCCATGGGCGTGGAACAGAGAGCACGTTGTTTTGGTACAACGATCTCCAAAACGGCACGCCACTTGTTTGGTAGGGTGAACATAGGGACACTGCTTATTGTGGCAGTCCTTACCGTACAGGCATTCTTTGCCTTCGGTTTCATCACCGTACTTTTGAACGTTCTTGTTGGTAGAACGAACACGTTTCTTGGGCTGCGTGCGCATCTTCTGAGGAGGCGCAGGATTCTTTGCCGCATGAAACTTGGGCTTAATGGAGCCCTTGGGTTTGGGAGCAAGAGGTTTCGACCAAGAGCCCGCAGGTGCATGAACCTTGAATGACTTGTCTTCGAAAGTGACTGTGCCGTGTTGAGGACACGCAAAACCAAGATCGTAACAAGGACGGCATCCAGAGACTTCCTGCCATTGTCCGTGTTCCGGACATCCTTCTCCAAACATGGCACAGCCATTACAACCAGAGTGTCTTGTGTATGTGGACAAGATCGCACTGTTGCGTGTTTCATTCCTACCGACTCCGGCGGACATGAAACGTTTGGGTTCTTTAGCACGAGAATATGCCATGAGATTGATCGCAGAGAGGAGGGCACAGCATACAGCTGTAAAAGCTCCTGCTCCATAGACACCAGGTCTGAGAATCTTGAAGATACTAGGGAAATCAGACCCCTCTTCATAGAACTGGCCCCACGCATTATTCGTGGGAGGATTGCCTTCTGGCATTTCTGTCTTGCCATCGAGATTCCTCACCTGCTTCTTCAAAGCTTGAGTATCGACACGATGAATCAACGTGGACCATGTACCAACAAGGCCCAAGGCAACTGGGAGTGAGATGAAAGAGTATTCACCAAGGAATCCCATGATGCCAGTGAGAGGAAAGACCGTTCCAAGGTCCTTCGTAGTCTCACTTCCGGTCTGCATGTAATAGTTGTACGCATGCTCCGAAAATTTCTTGTAGTGCAAGATCACTACAACCAACGCAAAAGCTGCTCCGGTAAGAGTAGGGTTGCGGAGAATGAACTTCAAGCCACTAACTGCCCAACCGAGGATGCTTTTCAAACATCCAACGGTGGCTTTAATGGCAGGGTCGGTCTCAACTTCAGCCCACTTGTCAAGCATAGTAGCGGCAAGCGTCTTGAA